CCAGGTGGCGGAGATTGAAGCCGCGCCGGGTGTCGATGACGTGCGCAAGCTCGCCATGCCGATGCCGTTCAACCCGCCAAGCGCGGTGTTGTTCCAGTTGCTAGGCTGGCTGACAAGCGCGGCCAAGGGCGTGGTGACGACGAGCGAAGAGAAGATCGCAGACGTTAACGCAAACGCCCCGGTCGGAACGACGCAGGCGCTGATCGAGCAGGGTGCTGCGGTGTTCTCGGCGATTCACTCGAGGCTGCACAAGTCGCAGGCCAGGGTGCTGCGCATTCTGTCCCGGATCAATCGCTGGTACCTGGACGACATGCAGCGCAGCGAAGTCGTCGAGGACCTGGACATCAAGCGCGAAGACTTTGCGCGGGTGACGGACGTGATCCCGATCTCCGACCCGCATATTTTCAGTGAGACGCAGCGGATGGCGCAGACCCAGGCGGTCATGGCCATCATGAAGGACAATCCGGATCTCTTTAATCGCCGGGCCGTGATCCAACGGTTCTTGAAGCAGATCAAGGTGCCGGGTATCAACGAGCTGATGACAGACGTGCCGCCGCCGGCGAAGCTGGATGCAGCGAACGAGAACGTAGCCATGGCGATTGGGCAGGCGGCGTTTGCGTATCCCGAGCAGGATCACCTGGGGCACATCCAGGCGCACCTGGACTTCGCGAAGAATCCGGTGCTGGGTGGCAATCCGTTCATCGCGCCCACGTTCCTGCCGAAGGCCATCGAGCATATCAAGCAGCACATTGTCCTGTGGTATCTGACGCGGATGAATGGCTACGTGCAGAAGGCCATGGGTGCGAAGCTGGGCGATTACGACATGCTGGATGATCCGAAGGATGTCGACAAGCTATTCGCGTTGGCAAGCCAGCACGTTGACTTGGATACGCAACAGACGCTCCAGGGCATCATGCCGGTCATCCAGCAGATGGTTCAGCAGTCGCAGCAGTACAAGCCCAAGCCTGATCTGACGCCGGATGGACAAGTGCTGTTGCAGACCAGCATGGCTGAGACGCAGCGCCGGCAGGCCCGCGATCAGGCGGAGTTGCAGTTAAAGGACAAGCAGGTGGCCGCGGAGATCCAGCGCGACATGCAGAAGCTTCAATTCGAGCAGCAGCAAGCGATGGAAGAATTGCAGTTGAAGCTGGCCATCGCAACCGGCGACATGGAGTTGAAAGAACGCATCGAGACGGCTCGTCTGACGAGGGATGCGGCGCACATTGTCAACGACAAGGAGCGTATCGTCTTGGATTATCAAACCAAACTCGGAGGTCCAAGTGGCTACCAGTAACCCGAAAGACGCGCTCCACATCCCGATGCACAAGCGTATCGCCATGGGCGAGAAGCTTGATGGCACGTCGTTGCAACCCAAGGGCCAGCAGCCCGCGAAGAACGGAGGCGGACTATCGCAAGCTAAGAAAAAATAATGGCGACACTAGGTGACCTTATTGGTCAAATCAAGGCGTCACAGGCTGAAATAGCCTTGTCCTTAGCGCAGGGAAATGCGCTTAATTGGGACGCCTACCAACGACTGGTCGGGAGACATGAAGGGCTGCAAGAAGCTCTGTTGATTCTCGACAACCTGATGAAGGGTGATGATGATGAGTGAACCGGTAGCGGTTAACCCCGCTGAATTGGCTTGGGCATTTCCGAGCGTGGACCCCGGTGCAAAGCCTCTTGGTGGCCGTATTCTGGTGCAACTGCGGCGCACAAAAAAGAAGACGACGAGTGCTGGGATTATCTTGGTTGAAGAAACCAAAGAAACCGAAAAGTGGAACAACATGGTGGCCAAGGTCATCGAGATTGGTCCGCTCGCTTTCAAACACCGGGACACGATGCAGTCCTGGCCGGAAGGCTCGTGGTGTCAGGCAGGCGAGTACATCCGCGTGCCGAAGTGGGGCGGCGATCGTTGGGAAGTCAAAGTTCCTGGCGAAGATGACAAGGAAGACCCGGCGCTCTTCATGATCCTGAACGATCATGAGGTGATCGCTAAGGTCACGGGCAATCCGCTGGCGATGAGGGCATTCGTATGAGCACCGAACCGAAGATCAAGGAAGAATCGTTTGAGGTGACCGAGGAGAAAGATGGCTCGGTCGTCGTAGAGTTGCCGGAGACCATCGAGTCGCCGGATAAGGAAGCGCAAGCCGATGGGGATGAAGATCATCCCGACGATACCGATGCAGTACGCGAGGCGCGACGTGCTCGGCGGCGTGCGAAGAAAGAGTACATCCGTAAGAGTAATGAAGAGAAGGACCAGCGGCTCCAGCTGCTACAGCGGCAGAATCAGGAGCTGATGGAGCGGCTGGCCGCGGTTGAGCGCAAGACGCACACTGCGGATCTAGCACGGCTAGATTCGGCAATCTCTGACGAAGAGTCACGGCTCGAGTTCTTCCGCCGGAAAATGCAGGAGGCTACCGATAACTCGGATGGCACGGCATTTACCAAAGCGCAGGAAGCTTGGTATGAGTCGCGTCGCAAAGTTGAGGCGATGCAGGGCATCAAGCAACGTGCCGTACAGGCGACCAATAACGATGCAGGCCCGGCAAATCCGAAGTTGGTACGGCTGGCCAATCAGTGGATGGAGCGCAACCCCTGGTACGACCCGAATGGCGGCGACGAAGATTCGCAGATTGCCAAGGTTGTCGACAACAAGTTGGCGGCTGAGGGTTGGGACCCGACGAGCGAAGAGTATTGGGACGAGTTTGACCGTCGCTTGCAGCAACGGTTACCAAGTCGGTATACTGGTGATCAGGATGAGCAACCCAGGAGACGGCCTCGAAGTGTAGTGACGGGTTCCGGGCGTGAATCGCAGACCTCACGCGGTAATTCTTTTGTTCTTGAGCCCGAACAGGTTCGAGCAATGAAAGAAGCGGGGTTCTGGGACAACCCAGAAGTTCGCAACCGGATGATCAAGCGTTACGCTGAACAAGCACGAAACAATAGGGGCTAAACATGGATTCTCGTCTGAAAAAATCTCTCTCTGCCGGTGGTCGCGAAACTCGCGCAAGCGAGGACGCCAGCCGCGTTGCACCTGAAGAAAAGTTCATGTCGTCGCAGGAACGTCGCAAGATGTGGAGCGATGAGTGGACACAGAGTGCGCTACCAAAGTTGCCCGAACTGCCGGGCTGGCATCTTTGCTGGTTGTCAACCACCAACAGCTACGACAGCATCGATAAGCGGATTCGCCTTGGATACCAACCTGTCGCTCAGGATGAGTTGAAGGGGTTTGAGAATTACCGCGTAAAGGCTGGAGAGCACGTTGGCTATATCGCCTGCAACGAAATGCTCCTGTTCAAGATTCCGATCGATATGTATCAGGACATTATGTTGCAGATGCACCACGAGAAACCGATGGAGGAGGCGGAAAAGATCCGCGTCCAACTCGAGAACTTGCAGGGTGCGCGAGACTCGTCAGGCAAACACCTGGGGAGGGTTGAAGGCGAAGGCTTTGGTGACATGGACCGTCACGTTCCCACGCCTGTCTTCTAAGGCTGGGGTCATCAATCAAGGAGTTAATTATGTCTGCGACTAATGCTCCGTTCGGTCTGCGCCCCGCGTTCCATCCTAGTGGTCTGGATCGCGCTCAGGCGCTCGCCGGCGGTATTGCGTCGGGTTACAACACCGACATTCTCAAAGGTCAGCCTGTCAAGCTCGACTCTAACGGCAACATCGTTGTTGCTGATCCGGGCGATGCCTTCCAAGGCGCGTTCGCTGGCGTGGAGTTCACCGACACCACGGGTCGTCGTCGCGTGTCGAACTACTGGCCGGCCAACACGGCTTACCAGACTGGTTCGTGCGTGGCTTACTTCTACAACGATCCCAATATCGTTTATGAGATCCAGGCTCAAGGCTCGTTGCAGCAGAGCTCGATCGGCGATATGGCGGATCTCAGCAACACCACTGCTGGCTCGACGACCACCGGTCTGTCGCAATGCACGCTGTCGACCACGCTGGTCGGTGCGGGTAATAGCGCTCAGATGCTGATTCGTGATCTGGCTCCGTACCCCGACAATGCTTGGGGAGACGCGTACACGGTTGTACGAGTGACGATCAACGAGTCGCAGTTCAATGCGTCCGTGAACGCCATTTAAGGAGGGTGAATCATGGCCGCCCCAATGCGCAGTACTGATTTTCGGTCCATTGTTGAACCGATCCTGAATGAATGCTTCGATGGTGTTTACGACCAGCGGGCTGATGAGTGGAGCCGAGTGTTCCGCGAGCAGCAAGGCATTCCCCGCAACTACCACGAAGAGCCGGTTCTGTACGGTTTTGGTGCCGCTCCTGAGCTGCCTGACGGCACTCCGGTTACGTACCAGCAGGGTGGTGTGCTGTTCCTCAAGCGCTACGTCTACAAGGTCTATGGTCTGGCCTTCGCTCTGACGAAAGTGCTGGTCGAGGACGGCGATCACATTCGTATCGGTCAGGTGTACGCCCGTCACCTTGCTCAGTCGCTGATTGAGACCAAGGAAACGCTGGCTGCAAACATTCTGAACCGTGCGTTCAATGCTTCGTATCCTGGCGGTGACGGTGTCGCGCTGAACAGCAACGCGCACCCGATCGTCAACGGTACGTTCAGCAACCTGCTGACCACTGCGGCAAACCTGTCGCAAACCTCGCTCGAGCAGATGCTGATCCAGATCCGTCAAGCTGTTGACAACAACGGCAAGAAGATTCGTCTGGTGCCCCGCCAGCTGGTGGTGGCTCCTGGCAACGTCTTCCAGGCGGAAGTGCTGCTCAAGTCGGTTCTGCGGGCTGGCGTGGCAAACAACGACATCAACCCGATCAAGTCGATTGGCTTGCTCGACGAGGGTGCCGCTGTGATCTCGCGTCTGACCTCCGCCACTGCGTGGTGGGTGCAGACCGACGCGCCGGAAGGGATGAAGCTGATGATGCGCCGTGGTCTGGAAAAGACCATGGAAGGTGACTTTGAGACCGACACCATGCGGTACAAGGCCACCGAGCGTTATGACCTCGGCTTCACTGATCCGCGTGCGATGTACGGTACGCCGGGCGTCTAAGTAACCGAGAACGGAGAAACATCATGGCCCTGACTAATTTCCCGAATGGGATCACTAGCTTCGGGGTGCCCGTTCTCGGAACCATCGGCGGTCTGCCGTTCTCTGGAAACTACTACTTCGTAGATCCGGTGAACGGCGCTGATGGCAACGACGGCACTCCTGAGCTGCCTCTCAAGACGCTTTACGGTGCCCTGGCTAAGTGTACGGCTGGCAACAACGATGTGGTTGTGCTGATGGGCGATGGTACTGCGGCGGGTTCTGCCCGTCTGAGCACCGCGCTCGCTCAGTCGATCGATTCGACGGCGACGGCTGGCACGCTGAACTGGAACAAGAACGCGACGCACCTTATCGGTATGGCTGCTCCCACGATGGTGGCGCAGCGTGCGCGAATTGCTCCGCCAACGGGTACCTACACGGCTGCGACCTTCAACAGTGATGCGTTCATCAACGTGACTGCCTCGGGTTGTTACTTTGCTAATCTGTCCGTGTTCTGTGGATTCTCCACGGGCTCGGCCAGCATGATTGCGTGGACCGATTCGGGTTCGCGTAACGCATACAGCAACGTGAACATCTACGGCATGGCGGATGCTGCGTCTGCGGGTGGTGCGAATGCTCGGTCCCTGAAGTTGAATGGGGGCGGTGAGCATACGTTCATCAACTGCACGCTTGGTGGTGACACCGTGGCGCGTAGCGCGGCAAACGCAACCCTTGAGCTGGCCAGCGGTACCGCTCGCAATACCTTCATCGATTGCGTCTTCCCGTTCCAGTGCAGTGCTGGCACGCCTCTCGGCCTCAAGGTTGGAGCGGCGGCTGGTATGGATCGGTATGCAATCTTTAAGGGCTGTTCCTTCATCAACAACGTTGGTTCGACTTCGACCAGCATGACGGCGTTTGCTACCCTGGCAGCGTCGGCTGGTGGTCAAGTTGTGATCAAAGATGCGATGATGGTCGGCATTGGCGAGTTTGGCTCCGATGCTTCCTCCCTGGGTCAGATCTACGTCGATATGCCTGCTCCGAGCGCGGCGGCTGGCGGTATCGGTGTAAATCCGTCGTGATGAACCTCCGGCCGCTTCGGTGGCCGGATTAAAGGAGGTTGAAATGGGTCAGTTCAAGCCGATGGTCAAGATGGAGACCACGGAGCCCACCGTTGAGCTCAAGCTCAAGAAAGGTGGCAAGGTTGAGAAGAAGATGCAGATGGGTGGTTCGCCAGACATGGCGGCTCCCGCAGCTCCTTCGATGCCGGCCCGTGGCGGAATGATGCCCCCTGCAACGCCGATGCGCCCCTCGCTGGCTGCTCGTCGTCGTGCGATGCGTGCGATGCCTTCTGGTGCTGCTCCCGCGGCTCCGGTGGGGATGGCCGGTCGCATGATGAAAGAGGGCGGTGAGAGCAAGGCCGAGCACAAGGCTGAGATGGCCAAGACCGCAAAGGCGTTGAAAGAACACGCCGGCAAACCCGCTAGCAAGGCTCACAAGGGCCTGAAGACTGGCGGCGTGGTCATGGGCCAGGGTGGCTACAAGCACGGCGGCATCATCAACACCGAGCATCAAGGTGGCGAGTATCGCGACACCAAGATGCATGACGGTGGGAAAGAGCACAAGACGCCCAAGAAGACCGGCGAGGTCGTGATGGGCAAGCCCGGTGGTTATGCAACCGGGGGCGTGGCCAAAGCTAATGCGGGCGGCTATAAAAAGGGCGGTGCCGCAAAAAAAGCTTTCGCTACGGGGGGAGTTGTTGATAGCGGTGCCCCCGTAGCGATGCCTCAAGGCCGCAAAAAACCTAGTGCTCCGGTATCAATCAACGCGTTGTCTGGCACCTTCAAGAAAGGCGGCAAGGTTACCGCTGCCGAGGGTCGTCTGCATAAGAACTTCGAGAAAGAGAATGCCACGGCCATGAAAGAGGCCAAGGCATACTCCAACGAGGTTTACAGCAAGTACGGCAAGAAGATGGCAGGTGGCGGAGTTCCTTCGGCGGTGCGTGACCAGAGGCAGACTGAAGAAAATCAGCGCGCCTATTCAAACTGGGAGCGTTCGCAGACGCAAGAGAACGAGGCCATGCGGAACGCTGTGCTTGGGTTCCCGCGTAAAGTGATGAGGGGCATCAAGGGGTTGTTCTCGTCGGATGCGCCAAAGGGCAGTGTGACTGAAACCGAGAAGTCGGTGACAGTGACACCAGCCAAAAAGCGCGGAGGCGCGGTTACGTGCTGAACTAAGTGGGGGCTTAGGCCCCCACTTTTAATTTGGAATTGATATGAGTACCTTGACCAATGTTTTTGCTGCGCACGCTGATGCGACCGGCACGATTTATTCGGGGGCAACAAACCTTGCGGGGTACCAATTGGCCTCTGGCGGAACTGGTGGGGAGATTGTGTTTCGCGATGGCGGCTCCGGTGGAACTGTACGCCTGCGGATCAACATCACGACCAACACGGCGGTAATTTCTACGCTCTTGCCGGGCAACGGCATTCGATTCAACACCGACATTCATGTGACTCTGCCTGCTGGCGCTGCGGTCAGCATTTTCTGTGGTTGATCATGCCAGCAAAGTCTAAAACCCAATTTAGGCTGATGAAGGCCGCGGAGAACAACCCAAAGTTTGCAAAAAAGGTCGGCATCAAGCCTAGTGTGGCGGCAGAGTTTACGTCGTCCAATGTAGGCAAGAAGGCCTATGGCAAGCTGCCAGAGCGCATGAAAAAGGGCGGCCCTAGTCTAGCCATTGGTCGAGGCGAGAAATTGCCTGCCGAGCAAGGTGCAGGGCTGACGGCGAAGGGTCGGGCAAAGTACAATCGCGAGACGGGCAGCAACCTGAAGGCACCACAGCCGCAGGGCGGGCCGAGGCGGGACTCATTCTGTGCCAGGATGGGTCCGATTGCACGCAGTAGTGAACGGGGGAGCCGCGCTCGAGCTTCAATGAAGCGCTGGAATTGCCCCGGCTGGTAGGGTGAACCATGGCCTATTCGGGAACCGTTGGGACGACCGTCATCCAAGTCCAGACCCTGATTGATCATGGGGCGCGGCGGTGCGGGAAATTGGCCGAAGAGCTGACTTCTGAGCAGGTATTGAGCGCTCGGGAGTCGTTGTACTTCCTGTTGTCCAATCTGATCAACATCGGCATTCAGTATTGGGCCATCGACAAGAAGGTGTACGGGCTTCAGGCGGATCAGTACGTCTACAAGCTGCCTGTTGGTGGCAATGACGTGCTGCAAGCGCTCTATCGGCGCATGAATCGACCCTCTGGGGCGTATGCAACGAGTGCTGGCGGGACGGTTGAGAACGCGTTTGATAGCAACATTGACACAATCTGCACGCAATCAGCCCCGAATGGCAACATTTCCGTCAATTATGGGACGAACAATCCCGTCTACATTGGCTCAATCGGCGTACTTCCGGGCGTTTCTGGCAGTATCGACTGCATATTTGAGTATTCCAGCGACGGAATTGCCTGGAGCACGCTCTATGACCCCGGAGTGACGGCCTGGGTCAACAACGAGTGGATCTGGTACGACATTGAGCCCGGTCAAACGGTCGAGTGGTACCGGATTCGGGCAAGAAATGGGTCGACTTTGTCGCTTAGAGAGCTGTATTTCGGCAATAACTCGACCGAAATCACGATGGCGCGGCTAAATCGTGATGACTACACCAATCTGCCGAACAAAAACTTCACGGCGAACCAACCGTTTCAGTATTGGTTCAACCGGACCATTCCGCAGGCGGAAATCACGCTCTGGCCGGTGCCTTCGGACCCGTTTGTGCAGATGACGGTCTGGTACTCGAGGCAGATCATGGATGTTGGTGATCTGTCCGGAGAGCTAGAGATCCCGCAGCGGTGGTATCTGGCGGTGCAGTCGATGTTGGCGCATCAGATGTCGCTGGAACTGCCGGGAGTGGCGACAGACCGCATCCAGTACCTGGAAGGTCAGGCGGATAAGTACTTGACGCTGGCCGAGGTGGAAGAGCGCGACAAGTCGCCGATCTACTTTGCCCCGAACATCAGCGTATACACAAGGTAATCATGCCGCGATTTCTGGACACGCTAGGCTACTCTGACATTGCAATAGCGGTCTGCGATCGTTGCAAAATGAAGCGTCCCCATGCGGTGATGAGGAGTGATCCGAACTTCCCAGGGTTGCAGGTATGCAACGAGGGATGCGCGGACGAGTTTGACCCGTACCGGTTGCCGGCGAGAAAGACAGAACGAATCACGATTAGGTTTCCCAGGCCCGATGTGTCTGTAGCGGTTGACCCGAACAATCTGACTACCGGAGGATACGGCAACTATGTAGTATCGCCGGAGCAGAATACGCAGACGCCGGAGAACAACGGCAACCTAGACAGCATCGAGGTGTAGTGTGGCGAACGTAACGATCACCCAACTGCCTGCGGCCGGCGTAATTACCGGGTCGGAACTAGTCCCCATCGTTCAGAACGGTCAGACGGTTCGCACGACGACCGGTGCAATTGCTGCCTCGCCGAGTCAAACACAGACCTTCCTGACGTTGAATCAGGAGCCGTCATTACCGAACAGTCGGTTTCTGCAAGGCGGGGTTGGAATTGGCCTGACGGACGCCGGGGCGCAGTCCTATCTGCAAATAGTGCTTAACGGGGCCTCTGGAAGCCTCGAGGCTGCGTCAAACGGCGTGATCGTCAAGACGGGTTCAGGATCGGTCACAAATCGCTCTATCGCGGTTTCTGGGGACGGCTTATCGATTGCGAACGGCAGTGGCGTTGCTGGCAACCCGACGATCTCGTTGACGGGTATTGCGCTCGCCATGGCGCAAGTATCTGGGACAGGATTCCTGGCAGTGGTCGGAGGCACGACAATTGCAGGCCGTGAGCTGTTCGGAACGGCGCAGCAGATCAACGTGACGGCCGGGAATGGGACGAACAGTCCCGTGTTCTCGTTGGCACCGAATACCGTGATTCCAGGCACTGGCTCGATCACGATTCCCGTAGGAACGACGGCGCAACGGCCAATCGGGCAAGACGGGATGATTCGATACAACACCGACATCAGTTCGTATGAGGTATATGAAGCCGGATCGTGGAGTTCGCTACCTGGGGGAGCGGTGACGCTGATCAACACCGGAACCGGCCTTACCG